GAAAGCTCCTCAAAAATCTCTTAAAGATTGGGGCGACCAGAAATGGCGCACCAAGTCTGGCAAGCCGTCGAGTAAGACGGGGGAGAGATATTTGCCTGAAGCGGCTATCAAATCTTTGTCATCATCTGAGTATGCGGCTACAACCAAAGCTAAACGTGCAGGTAAAGCGGCAGGTAAACAGTTTGTGGCTCAACCTAAAACAATAGCAAAGAAAACGGCAGGATTTAGATGACTACTACTGGATCAACTCTCTTCAACATGGATTTCACGGAGATTGCCGAGGAAGCTTGGGAGCGGGCTGGTCGTGAGATGCGTTCAGGTTATGACTTACGTACTGCACGTAGATCTATGAACTTGATGACCATAGAGTGGCAGTCTAAGGGAATCAATATGTGGACAATGGAGCAAGGGATCATTAACCTAACTCCTGGTCTATCTACATACGCCTTGCCTACAGATACTATTGATTTGCTTGAACACGTTATTCGTACTGGACAGAATACGGCATCTACTCAAGCTGACCTGACCATTACCCGTATTAGTGTTTCTACTTACGCAACCATTCCAAACAAACTTCAGCAGGCTCGTCCAATCCAAGTATGGATTCAAAGGCTTTCTGGTGAAACTAACCCAACTGCACTTGTTGTTGCGTCAGCGGTTTCTTCTACAGACACAACAATTACCCTTAACTCGGTGGTTGGACTAGCTGGCTCAGGCTTTATTCGCCTTGATTCAGAAGACATTTACTACACCTATGTAACAGGAAATGTACTGGGTGGAGTGTTCCGTGGACAGAATAACACAACTGCCGTGTCTCACAACGTTGCGACACCCGTGTTTGTTCCCCAGCTTCCGGCTATCACTGTGTGGCCTACACCAGACAACTCAACACCTTATCAATTTGTGTACTATCGTTTGCGTAGAGTGCAAGATGCTGGCGCTGGTGTTGAGACAGCAGACATGAATTTCCGCTTTTTACCTTGCTTAGTTGCAGGTTTGGCCTATCACATTGCTATCAAAGTACCTGAGCTAATGCCGCGTATTGAGATGCTTAAGCGTATTTACGATGAAACCTTTGAGATTGCCGCAGGTGAAGACCGCGAGAAAGCGGCGATTAGGTTGGTTCCTCGTCAAATGTTTATTGGTAGCACATAATGGCAAATAGGTTTGCATCCGGCAAGATAGCGATTGCTGAATGTGATCGCTGTGGCCAACAGTATCAACTTAAAGCACTTAAGACTGAGATCATTAAGCAACGTAAGTATCAGTTATTGGTTTGCCCTGAGTGTTGGGATCCAGATCAGCCACAGCTAATGTTGGGTACATTTCCTGTAGATGACCCGCAAGCTTTACGCAATCCGCGTAGGGACACAACGTATGTTACCTCTGGTGTTAATGCCAACGGTAACTTGTCAGGTGGCTCAAGGGACATTCAATGGGGCTGGGCACCAGTGGGTGGATCTAGTTTAAATGATGCAGGATTGACACCAAACTACTTGGTGGCAACCACATTTGTTGGTACAGTAACGGTTAGTTAAGGAGTTTAAAATGGCATACACAAAATCAGCAGACGGCATTACCAAAAAAGGTAAAACTGATGTTCAAGTTTTTCCTACTAGCGGCCCTTCTCAAAAAGAAATGATGGGCGGTAAAGGTAAGGGTAAGGGTAAAACCAACTCTGACATGAAGACTATGGGTCGTAACTTGGCAAAGATTGCCGCACAGAAGCGAGGTTAATCATGGCTACATTTAGCAAAAAAATAATGGGCAAAGAAGTTGGCGATGCCAAGGTCTACGCTACGCCACACACCATGACTGGTAAAGTGGTTACAGCCTCTACTAACCCAGGTTCTGGCCCTGACCACAGCGATGCCGGTACAGTCAACATGGCTGTAGGTAATGTGTACCGCCGTCCTGCGCCAGAAGCTAAAACTTCTGGTATCAAAATGCGCGGTGCTGGCGCGGCTACCAAAGGCGTGATGTCAAGAGGCCCGATGGCATGAACTATAGCCAGCTTGTTACCGCAGTAAGCGACTACTGCGAAAACACTTTCCCAACCACTGACATGGATACATTTATCCGTCAGGCGGAGCAACGCATCTATAACACGGTGCAGATTGCTAACTTGCGAAAGAACGTGACAGGCACTTTGACTACCGGCAATAAATACCTTTCGTGCCCAACAGATTTCCTGTCTACATATAGTCTTGCACTGTACCCATACAACACCACGACTGCAACTGGTGTGTCTGGTGAATACACAATTGTTGTAGCTAGCGCCACAGGGATTGCCAGGGGTCAGCAGGTTACTGGAACTAACATTGCAAATAATGCTTTAGTTCGTAGCATATCGGGAACGACTGTTACATTAAGTGAAGCAAACACTGGCACAGTCAACACTACAGTTACATTTCAAGGCGACTATTTGTACCTGTTAAATAAAGATGTAAACTTTATTCGCGAAGCTTACCCATTAACAGCCGTTACATCTGAGCCTAAGCACTATGCCATTTTTGGCCCACAGTCTTCAGATGTTAATGAATTAACATTTATTGTTGGCCCTACGCCAAGTGCCGCATATAAAGCGGAACTGCATTACTACTACTATCCAGAGTCTATTGTCACCGCCACAACTACATGGCTTGGTGATAACTTTGATTCTGCTTTGTTGTACGGCACGATCTGCGAAGCATTTGTTTATATGCGCCAAGAAGCCGACATGATGAAACTAGCGCAAGATCGCTATGTGCAAGCTATTGCTCTGCTCAAGAACCTGGGTGATGGTAAGCAACGTGCTGATGCTTATCGTGACGGTCAATATAGGGTTGCAGTTACATGAGCAACATTCTTCAAACCCAGACCACTAGCTTTAAAACAGAGTTATATACAGGCGTTCATAACTTAGAAACCAATACGCTAAAGATTGCTCTGTATACAGCTAGTGCCAATTTAAACGAAGCAACTACTATTTACACCACAGATGGTGAAGTTAGTGGAGGCGGTTATACCGCTGGTGGCGTAACGCTGACAGGCGTAACCATTAGCTCGTCTGGGTACACAGCCTATGTAGATTTTGCTGATGTTGTTTTTAACGCATCAGTGACGGCTCGTTGTGCTTTAATCTACAACGTGACTCAAGGTAACAAATCTATTGCGGTGCTGGACTTTGGTTCTGACAAGACATCCACCAATTTCACTATTACGATGCCTGCTAATACAGCGACGGCAGCTTTAATAAGGTCATCAAACTAATGTTTTCAGCAACATCATCAGGTACTATTGGCGATGTAATGGTTCACACTGTGAGCCATCGTGGATTCACGCCAGAAGAACTTGCAGAGCAAGCCCTGAATAAAATCATTTATGTTGGGGATCAGTCCCATCCGGCCATTCGCGATCAGGCTCAAGCCTTTCGTGAACACATCCGTGGTGTGTTGGTGTTCTACATGAAACGCGCAATTGAGTCTAATAATACGACTCTGGCTAACAAACTCCGC